GAGATTGGACAACTGCCGCTCATGTAAATTCAACTGCAATAGGTCGTGGGACTATGCGTGGTGTATTGACTTCCGCATCAAGCGGTAGCGTTGCTGTGGGATTATCTGCACTTGCCGCCCTCACATCGGGTTCTGGTAATACTGCTGTTGGGTATACTGCTTTGACGGCTAATACAATCGGACAAGAAAATACAGCACTGGGTTATGAGGCTCTCTTAACAAATGTAGATGGTGATGGAAATACAGCAGTAGGTAGAGGTGCATTAAGGACTATGGAACCTTCTGATGGTGCTGGTAAAAATACAGCAGTGGGTGGTAACGCTGGGTATGCTGTTAGTACTGGCATACACAACTCATTTTTAGGTCATTCTTCTGGCGATTTGGTTTCAACGGGGAGCGATAATACCTGTATAGGCTATGGTTCTGATGGGTCTGCAAATAGTGCTTCAAATCAAACTGTTATAGGTTATGGAACAACAGGAGTAGCAGACAACTCAGTAACACTTGGAAATGGTGATGTAACTGCTGTGTATATGGCATCGGATAGTGGGGCTACTGTTCATGCTGATAAATATATGTCAACTACTATGCCAGCGTTTTCAGTAACTCCAGCTTCTCATCAAACTGCTTTCGCAGAAAATAGTGCCACTACTATTATTTTTGGAACTGAAATTTTTGATCAAGGTTCAAATTTTGCATCCAATACATTTACTGCTCCTGTTACAGGAAAATATCAACTGAATTTTAGCATCCAGTTAAAAGATATTGAGACTGCTTACGACTATTATCAAATTCTTTTAATTACTTCAAATAAAACATACAATTATACATTTGATCCAGATGGCTTTGATTCTAATGCGGTATACCTTCCTTTATCTATGTCGGTTTTAGTTGATATGGATGTAAGCGATACAGCCTATATTCAGATATTAGCTGGTGGTACTGGTGGTGGTGCTGGACATGATATACTTACAGAATCTTACTTTAGTGGATACCTCGTTTGTTAGGCGAAATAACCTATGCGAAATAACATAAACCAAAGGACATAACAATGGATATTAAAAAAAGAACACTTACTGCAACTGAAGAGTCGGTGTTAAAAAATGATTTACTCGATGTACAGGATTGGGTAGATAAAGCAATAGATGGCAAAGTTGCTAATTGTAAAAAACGATTAGTAGCTGAATGGCTACCGAAACTGTATGCTGATGATTCAGTTGATTCAATACCAGCATCAGAAGATGAAATTGTGGCATTGGTAGTTGCACGAAGCGATTACAAAAACCGTGCCGCCCGTGATGCTGAATAATTAATTAAATAACTTCCCAATAATGGGAACTAACAAACAAGGAGTCAATAATGGCTAAAAAAGAAAAAGATAAGCCAGTCTTGACCTTAGATGATAAAGAGTACATCATTGAGGATATGACTGATGAGCAAAAGGCAATGGTAAATCACATTAACGATTTGCAAAACAAACAGAATACGAATCAGTTTATGGCTGACCAGTTATCTGTAGGTAAAGAAGCATTCATTAATATGCTACGTTCATCTCTTGAACCTGAAGTAATTGAGGCTGAAATAGACGAATGAAGATAAGCAAGTACTTCTCATGGGTTAATTCTAAGTTAAATGTCTGGAGTTTCTGGCATCTACTTGGTGGTTTATTCCTTAGTAAAGTATTCATGTGGTATGGATTTCAAGGCATGGATGTTATAATGCTGGTTCTATTCATGGCTCTCTTATGGGAAGCTATTGAATGGAAATTTGAGAATTACAAACCTTATGGTTCACTAAGAGCATGGGCTGAAGATTCATTCTTAGATGTATTTATTGCAACAGCTTGTGCATGGTGGATGGTGTTATGATAGTAAGAAGGTGCAGTCAGGGTCATCGAGTTAGGGTTCATAAAAATACAACTCCCGGTGCTACTCGCACTAAAACATACGCAGATGAGTCTACTGAGACTCTGACGTACCCTTCGTCTTATGATTATTTTGTTGATGTAGATGGTACAGTAGCTAAGAAAAGTAATAGTTTTAAAGTCGTAGAAGAGTTCTTTGTTGCTGAATGTGCTAAGAAGCATGGTGATGGACATGGTAGATTGATAGTAGGAGGTCATCATATCATTAATGGTGTTGCTACTACACAATCAGATTATCCTACAGATGCAAATACTAAAGCAGAAATACAAGATTTCTATGATAAACGTGGTGTCACTTATGGTTTAAGTGAAACTAAAGCAGAACTTCTTTCAAGAATTACTTTTACATCTGGCCCTTTTCAAGCAAAACATTTAAAGGTATAATATGGAAAATATTTCAACATCATATGGAATCCCTATAAAATATGTTTTTACGGGTACTGTAATCCCCAAACAGTATGTCTCTATAATTGACAAGAAGTATGTTTAAATGGCTAAACCTGAGACTGCTCGAAGTTACAAGGGTACTGTGGTTGATGATAATGCTATCGTTAGTATTAACCTCAAATGGCTGGGTCAGTTACTTGTTTTGGTCGGCATGCTTGTTTATGGTTATTGGCGTATCGAGTCAAGGTTGGGACAACTTGAAGAAGACATGGTCACGGCTGATGTTAAGATTGGGGATTTATTGGACAAACACATGGTGGAAGAAAAGATACAAAGAACTCAGCTAGAAGAAAAAGTAAGTTTCTATGAAAAAGAATTTAATATTAACCCACTCAGCTGGGGTAAGCGGAGAAAGAAGTAAATGGGTAGTCTAACTATCCACTTGAGGTAAATGGTCGAATTAAATCGAATAATATTATGTTTTTTATAGATTATGTGCGAAATATACTACATTACAGATGTTGACAAATGTCAACTAAAGGATTAAATAATGGATTTTATGGCTATATATGGCGAAGCGGGAATGATAGGAGTTGTCGGTGTGATGTTTGTATATTTAGTGGTATCAATGTCAAAGAAATCAGATTCTCAACAAAAGACATTAGAGGATTTGAAAGTTGAAAACCGTGGACAATCAGAAACACTAGCAAATATGGAAGGAATGATTATTAAGTTAATTGAAAGATGGAATAAATCAGATGATGTTTCTTTACGTCACAGAGAAGATGTCGTCAGGGAGCTATCTGAGGCTTCTGAAAAGATTGCATACTTATCTGGTAGGATTAATGGCAAATGAAAGTAGAAGCTCACAGAGAAGAAGTTATTCGTTTACTTACGAGGTTAAATGAAAGACAAGTATCTATTTTTAAGCATATAGAAAGAATTGACAAGCACCTTGATAAAGTTAATGGCAAGGTAGCTGAACATGAGTCAAGGCTTGTGGAAATAAAAACTTGGGGTGGAGTAGCAATGTTTGCTATTCCTATAATCGTAAACCTAATAATGAAGGTAATGTAATGGATATTAAATCAATGTTAATTAAACTTGCTGAAGAGCAAGCCGACAAAATGAAAGATGAAGCTATGGGTCATTTGAAGTCTGATGAATTCTCTGATATGCTTGCTACTAAGATTAATGATAAAATAGACATTCCATTTGTATCAGAAGAAAAAGAACAAATATTCTTTGAAAGAGTCATGGATATTGTTACTGATATGATGGAAGGTGTATTTGGAGGTAAATAGTTATGCCTAAAGTTGCAGGAAAAAGTTATTCATATACTCCAAAAGGAAAATCAGCGGCAAAGAAAGCTCGCAAGAGATTGAAGAAGAAAAAGAAGAAATAATGCCTAAGACTTACCAAGTTTATAGGGATTTTTCAGGTGGAGTCAATTCTAAATCTAATGCAAAATTTATAAAGAATAACGAACTTGTAGAAGCAAGTGGTGTTCTTTGTGATGAAAGAGGTGTTTTAAGAACTAATTCTCCATCAGGGGGTGACGGAAAAGTTGCTGGTGATTTAACAGATATGCCGGGCAATATGGTTATTCCAGGCCGAGGTCTTTTTACTTTTAAATCAGATTATTCATATTCAGATACTGTTAATACTATTACTGCAAGAGAAAGTGAGTATTTATGTATAGCGGATAAAAGAGAAAGCCAAGTCGATATATATGGATATAATGATGCTGCTGACCAAGATGACCATATGATGCAAGCTAATGTCATAGATTTGGGCAGTTGGACGGCTCTTCGTGCTGAATTTTATTACGCTGATGGAGCTTTAAGAGTTGCTGATGGTTCTTTTAATACTAATAGCATTGCTAAATGGTTTGGAAGAATTGGAGACACAGCTAAGAAAAAACTATTAGGAGTTGAATTAGATAGAGAGTGGGTTTCTTTAGATAATAATCTATCTTCTCCTACTGTTGGGTTTGTCACTACTTCTTTAAGTGGAACTGCTACTGGAGATACAACTTCATTAATACACGCTTCTAGTACTTCTAAAATTGGCCCTGTTACCAGTATGGCAGCTACTTCAGATATAACTAGGATTACAGATACGGGTCATGGATTATCAGTTGGAGATTCTGTAACAATACAACATATTAATTCATATTATAATGGGACTTATACAGTAATAGCTGTTCCAGATGCTGATAATTTTGATATAGATATAGTTTTTACTACTGATGATTCTAGACCAAATTCAAATTGGTTTAGTGGGCCAAAAATAGATAATTTTCAAGGATGGACTGCTGGAGTTGCGGCAGCTACTTCGGATAGTCGATGGTTAGTAGCTTACGATGTTGCCAATAATGATGTGTGGAAAATAACATCTGTTAATAGTGAAGTTACTCAAGATTTAACTACAAGCACAAATTCTTCTAACTGGAATACAAGGTCGTTTGATATATATCCTTTTCCCGGTGATGGAGTATTATTAGAAGTATATCAAAGTGTAGGTTTGACAGAAGGAGCTTGGGAAGAAGGAGAGTATGAATTCTCGCAAAGTTTTATATATGAAGGTAACCAAGAATCAAAATTAGTAAAATTATTAGGAAATAATGTACAAATAGACTCAAATGAGGTTCTTTATGCTAGGGTACATACTTCAGGATTAAGTAATGATGGAGAAAGTAATACATATATCAATAAAAGACTTATTGGTGGACGTGTTTATATAAGAAAAGCTGGTAGTAATAATTTTTGGTCTTTATTAATTGATATGGATTATAGAGTGCATAACACTCTTGCTGGTGGCGGGACTAGAGCAACTACTATTGATGATTATGATGATTGGGCCTCTAATTTAGATGCTGATACTGGTGGTGAAAATATGGGATGGACAGACCAGTATTTTGAAGGATTTAAAAGCACTCAATATGCAATTAAAAAAATGAATATAGAGAGTTATGAAAATCTTAATGGTTTTTCGCCAAGTGAATATACTCTTTCTTTTGGAGGTAAAGGTGGATATGGGTATAAAACATCGGTAGTCGCAGGTCAAAGAGTATTTGTAGCTAATGTTTATTATGCAGACCCCGATAGTGGTAATGATAAAATAATGGGAGATGCTATATTTTATACACCTGTTGGGAAATATGACACCTTTCCTCCCTCTTATAAATTGAAAATAGCTGGCAATGATGGAGATGAATTCACTGCTCTTCAATATTCTAATGGTGTATTATTTGCTTTTAAAAAGAATTCATTATACTTGATAGATGTATCTCATCCTAATGAAGCTGCTTGGAGATTATTAGGGAAACATGAAGGAATGGGAATAAACGGAGACTGGGGCGTAGTAAAAACGAGTTTAGGAGTATCTTGGGCTAGTAAAAGTGGATTATATTTATTTACTCAAAATCAACCAGTGAATTTAACTTCAGAAAAAGTCAGTTTTAGTGATTGGACTAGTTTTTACCCTACAGATGGATATGGCCCTGCAGTTGGATGGGATAACACTTCTAATAAATTGGTAATTGTAGATACTGTTCTTGACGCTTCAAGTGTAAGAATGTTTGATTTAGATACAAGAAGTTGGACTTCTGGTTATCCACTAGCAACTTCACCGGGGTGGACATTACCGGGTGGTTCAAATACTAGAATAACAAATATGGTAACATTTACTGGTACTGAAATTCAAGATTCTAGTGACGCAACTATTAATACAAATGGGGGAATAATAGTAGTGGGAGACAACGATGATACTAGCGATGGTTCAGGCACAACAACTGATTTATATACTTTAGATTTTTCTTCTACTAAAAATTCTGCTTTTATTGTTACAACAAAAGATGATGATTTTGGATTGCCTAATATATTTAAGAAAGTTTATGAAATAGACATAGAATACATCACTGATTCTTCTAATGATGCTATAGATGTTAAATACGAAATAGATGGTAATGATGCCCCAAATAGCAGTTCTAATGCACTAGCATCAAATCAAGCATTATCTGGCGTAGCTAATAAAGACAATGTTAATATAATAAAAATAACGCCTTCATCCCCTATTAAGTGCAGAAGCTTCTCATTGAGAATCTCAAGTTATGGTACAGCAACTTGTTATTTAGAAATTGTAAGTATTGCAATAAGATACAGACCTATACAATTTGGTAATGTTATTACAGAAACAAGTAGCGCATAATGGCTGAATTAGAAAATATACTTATTAAAAGTCCTGCTAATTTTTCTTCAATGAGTAATGGTGAAATGATTACTCAAGTACATGGAGATAATGTAATTAGTTTTTTAAAATCAGATAACAATATATATTCTTTAAAGTGGCAAAAACATTCAGAATCAAATGAATCAGTAAGTAAATCATATATAGGAAGCGGTAATTATAAATCTGGGAGTACAGGTTGGAGAATAAATGATAATGGACAAGCAGAATTTGAAAATGTAGAGAGCAGAGTTGCCGTCAGTTCTCTTAGTTGGGATTTTTTCACTGGTACAAGCGCATCTAAAAACGAAATGGTTACTATTCATCATGGCGTTAACAGTGGTAAAAAAAGAATAGTATGTGTTAGTGTAAATATGATTTCTGATACTTCCCCTAGCTTAGCTAGCGGTAGCATACCCACTGGTTCTTTTATTGCAGGAGCGGGTAATATTCAAGATGAACTTGATGAAGATAGAGAGTTTAGAACCTTTTATGATGATGACAATTTATATATCATTACTGATAGCACAGGTGATGATGTGACTGGTAACCAATTTACTTGTGCTGTTTTTTATTTAGATTATGACCTTTATTAATTGAAAATAATGATAATTATTGTTAAATTAGCTTAGAGCTGGAGTTATTATGCCTGAAAGTAAAAATAAAAATAAGAAGAAAAAACAACCTGAAAAGAAAAGCATATCGAAAGGTGAGAAAAGATATATGCTTGCTTCTGATGTTAAAGAAGCATCTGAATCTTATCAATCGCAAGCTCAGGAAGAAGCAGAAAAAGCGGGTAAAAGAAGTCTTTGGAGTACAGTTGGTGGGATAGTAGGAGCGGGTGTGGGTTTAGCGTTTGCCCCAGCTATACTAGCAGCTGGTGGGGTAGCAGCGGGGGCTTCACTTGCAACTGGTATTGGAACTGCTTTAATAACTGGGACTGGTAGTGCTTTAGGTTCTATGGGCGGATTAAAGGGAGCTAAAGAAGGCGTTATTGGAGATAAAGCTAAGCGAGGTGAAGTCAAGGTGGATAAATTTTTTACTAAACAAGCAGAAGAAGCTACTCAATCTTTTAAAGATTATGATAAAAAAATTGCAGAATCAGCGGGGAAGCAAGCTCTTGTAAGTGGTGCTTTAGCTGGTTTACAAGCTGGTGGAGCATTTAAAAAAGCAGGAGAAGCTGTTAAAAAAGGATTAAATATAGGACAAACTCCAACTGGAGCTGTGACGGATATGAGTTATGCAACTAAAGCTGTTGCGGAAGTTCCAATAAACCCAATAGATAAACAAATTCTTGATGCTTCTGTCGCTAATCCAATGACTCAATTTACACCCACAGCAAATAGAGATTTATTTACAGCTCTTGGGGATTATTTAGGTAAGTCTGCGTCTCAAGCAGCTATTGGTTATGGAGCAAGTAAATTAACTAGGACTCAACAAAATCAAATAATTAACCCAAATCAAGATATTCAATTACCCGATTATTCTTAAATGTTTATAACAACTAAATCAGAATTTATATGGGATGGTGAGAAGTATGTGGAAACACATACTGAAGGCTATGAATATGAAGGTGAATTAGAATTACTTGCAGGTACTCCTGGCACAATGGGTCAATTCGCTCCTCCTCCAACCCCACCAAGTACTAGCCCTTCTTTACAGGATTTAACTAGTAAAGATATAGCCACTATAATGGCAGACATGGGGTTTGACGAAGCAGATATTCAAAAATACGCTGGGTATGTCCCTGAATTTGACCCGTGGAAATCTGATTACGCTGCAGAAGAAAAAGGTATAGGTCTATCTAGAATAGGTATTGAAAAAAAAGAACTGAGTTCTCAACGTAAATTAACTGAAGATTTATTTGGGTTAGGCCAACAATCATTACAAAAACAAATGTTTGGGACTGCTCAGGCAGGTGAACAAAGTTTATATCAATCCTATCAACAAGGAGCAGCTGTAGAATCTGCAGGTTTGGGTAAAAGGACTGGTATTACAGATAGAAGTAAAAGTACCGCTATGTCCCAATATGGAGGGCAAATGGAATCACTTGCTCTACAGGGGCTAGAACAAGAAACTAAATATAAATCTTCTTTAGACCAATTAAGTCACCAATTAAGTTCATTAGGATTAGAAGAACAGATGATAGACATTGACTATAGAAGAGATGTAGAATCTGAGCAGAGACAATATGAAGATGAATTCTGGGAGTTTATGACATTTTTGAAATCAGAATTTGATGTAGGATTTGGTTAATGGCTAATGGTATAAATATACAAGGCCCTCAACCTATTGTTCTTGAAGACCCGGGTTCCCTATTTAAAGGATTGACTGGAACTATTTTAAAAGGTGTTGTAAGTGATTTATTTTATCAAGCTAGGCAAGATAGAAGAAATCAACAAGCAAGCCTATGGGAAGGTTATAAATTAGAAGGAGAGATGGCGGTAAAGCTTGCTGATGTTGACCAAATAGATGATGCTATTGCAAAAATAGATTTAAAAACATCTGATGCTAGAACTGATAATGTAACTAAAAGTCAGCTATCGACATTAAGACAAAATTTAGAATTACATAAAGGAGCTCTTATAAAAGATGCCCCTAGAAAAGAAATATTTGATGTTACAGAGGGATTTGCACAGACTTTTGCAGAAGCAAAGGGAGGAGGCAGTCCAGAATTCCTTAAAGATGTAATAAGTGATTTTAGAAGCGAAGAACAAAGGTTAATTGATAAACATGTTTCAGAAAGAATGGGAGATGTTGGAGAAGTTACTAAATCATTAGAATCTTTAATTGAAAATGAGCATGCTGCGTTTGCAGAGAAATATTATCAAGAAGGCACTACAGAAATAAAAGAAGATTTAACAACTGAAGAATTAAATCAATTAATAATTGACCAAGAATTAATAAGCAATAAAAGCCAAATGTTGCAAGAAGAAAAGGAATTAGTGGTTGGTCGAATGGAAGAATTAGACCCTGTTGCATATTTAAGAGAAATAAAGGGAGATAAAGAAGCCGCGGTAAGCCTTGATATTTTATCTAATCAAATAAGAATACTTGAAGAAGAAAAAAATAAATCTGAATCTATACGAAATTGGAATATATCAATTAATGAATATGCAAAAGTTTTAAAAGATGGCAAAAAGAATCCAGAACATTTTGGAGCACTTTCTGCAGCTCTTCTTGATGATTTAACTGAAATTGCCCAAACAAATGCATACTATCTTCAAAAAACACACTTTGATATGCTAGATGATTTACATCTAGACGCTCAAGTAATTAATAGTGCTTTGAATGTAATTGATAGAGTTGAATACATACAAGAACACGGTGGTTATAAATCTGACACAGCTAGAGACCACTTACAACAAGCATTTGCAGAAGCCACTAGAGCTTATACGGTTGAAGATAAGTCAGCAATATCTAAAGCTATTACATCTCTTAATAGTGCTATAACCTCAGAAGGTTCATATAATAGAGGAGTTGCTCAGGGCATAAAAAATGCTAAAAAATTCGAATCGAAAGAAAAAAGAGCTCTATTACAAAATGAAGCCTCTAGAGTGGCTGAGTCTTTTGGTAAAGGGCCTAAGGGTTCTGATACAAAGAAATCAATAGATTCTGATTATTTAGGAGCTGGTAAATATTCAATAAATCAAAATCCAGAAGGGATTTTTCAAGGTTTTAATATAGATACTCCTCAAAACTTGGATGCTTATAAAGTAGGCGTTGGTGAAAATGTTGCTAAACTTGTTATTTCAAGTGACTTAGAAGGAATTGAAGACACAGACAAAGCTAGAGAATTAGCAAACCAAGCTTTAAATGTGAATTTATCTAACTCAGCAAGAGCAAGAGCCTTAGATGAATTATACAATAGTCATTTAGTAGACGGAGGTGTCGATTTAGATTTTATTGGTTGGGGACAAGAAGACACAACAGCTAAAAATTTGTATTCTAAATACAGAAGTATGTATGAAACATTATATAATGTAGGAGTTGAATCTGCTGCTAAGTGGGGGGAAGATTATTCATCGCAGTTTATATCGGAATATGGTCACGGTTCTGCGATAGATACACTCACTGGAGAAGATTTAAGTAGATTGTTTGATGATAAGCCGTGACATAACAATAAAAAATTATGCTCAGGCCTTATTACGCCCCTTGGTGGGTACACACATCTGACCCTTTTTCAGTAGACGAAGAGCCATATAATGTTTATATGGATGATGATTTACTTTCGTTAAATGATATTGGTTTAAAAATTGAATCAGTAGCGCCTAGATTATGGGAACTAGCTGGTGAATATGCAATAGACCAACAGCAATTAGTAAAAGACGAAGATGGCAATCCTAGATATGTATCTCCAGAATGGTCTCAAGAATCAAAAGATTTTTATTCTGTACCATCTAATAGAGCAAGGTATTTATTAGATAATTATAAACCTCTAGAGGATATGCAAAAACAGTCGCAATTGCATAATTTAGATATTGCGTTTGCAGAAAAATGGGGTTATGGAGTAGATGAATCGTTTGAACAAGCTGGTAAAGTTGGCATACCGGGTATTATAGCAACTGGGACAGAAATAGCTTCTTCAGCTTTAAGGTCTTTAGATGCTTTTAGTGAAAATTTAGATTTAGCTTTTGAAAAGAATTTTGGAAACGATGAAACAATATACCCATTTTCATCTCAAGAAGAAAAAGATTTTTGGAAAGAACAATATCAAGATAAAAGAGATAGAGTAAAAAAAGAAAAAGAAAAGAAAGAACCAGATAAATTAACATTTAAATTTCTTGATGATATAAATGAATGGGCTGAAAAAACAGCTATAAAAAATATGAAGTCTTTTGAGAAAAGACATGCTAAAGATTTAAGATACCAAGCTTACCAACAATACTTACAAAATAAGCCAGTGGGATGGTTTACTACTTTTCAATCTCCAGAATATTTTACTGATACAATGATTAACATGGTTCCTTCTTTTGTTGTTATGGGAGCTACTATGGGAGCAGGTGTATTGGCAGGTGCTCCTACCGCTATTGGAGTTGGTATTGTAGGTCATTCCCCTCTTGAGGCTTCGGGCACATATACAGAGGCATATACATGGACTAAGGAACACACAGGAGATGAAGATTTAGCAAGAGCTAACGCAGCTTGGTCTACTGCAGGTTATTTAACTATTGTAGGAGCTACTGAGGGTATAGGAGCAAGTAAATTAATGAAAGCTCTTATCCCTAAAAAAATACAAAACAGTGTTAAAAATAAAGCATTTAGAACTCTTTATAAAGGGAATGTGTCTGATGAAAATAATAGAACAGTTCTTGGTAAAATGGCTGAAAAATGGAAAAAAGGACAATCTATAGATAAGTCTACTTATCATGCTTTAACTCAACCATTTTCAGAATCTTTACAAGAATATGTTCAATACGCAGGTCAAATACTAACAGAAGCTGGATATAAAGATGAAAGCATGAACATTATAGATATTGCTAGGATGAATCATCCTTTAGTAGATGAAACAGAGCTACACGAATCAGTAGTCGGAGGAGGTTTGTTTGGGTTATTTGGGGGTGGTGGTTCATATTTAGGTAAGAAATTATTATATAATGAAGATACTAATAGAGCTAATGATATATTAGCTAATGAATATGGAGTTGACACAGGCGTACCTAATGTAGATTTAAGTGATGAATCTGTTTATAATGTTCCTATTATTAGAGGTGATGCTGAACCTACTCTAGAAAATTATTTTAATGAATTATTATATCCCGGTTCAGAAGAAAGAATTATTGTAAGCAGGGAAAAGGCAGCAGGCTCTAGGTTAGGTAATTTAATAAAAAAGCAAAAAGATTATACTAATTCTGCAGTTGCTGAAAAATTAGCTGAAGCTATTGTTGCTTTAGGTAAAGATGAATGGGATAAAGTAAGCTCTGATACAAAAGGCTCTGTTAATTCTCATTTAAAAGGTGCTATACAAAACATACAAGGATACTCTCCAGGTGGTGGAGATATAATTAGCGCTAAAATATTAGAGAATAATGACAATATTGCAAAAGATATTTTAGATGGTAAAATAGTATTCCAAAGTACGAGAATAGGTACAACAATAACATCTACCGATAAGCGAAAGTTAAAAATCAAAGACAAAGGTTATGCTGATAGTATTATTAAGATGTATGAATCAGAGATAGCTGAAAATTTTGAAGGTAAAGAGATAACTCCATCTAATACAAGAAACTATCTAGCTAGAGAATATGGTATTGAATTAGATAAAGGGTTAAAGAAAGAGATAACATCTTCAATACAGCAGCATGTAGAAGGTGAAATTTCCACTGCAGTTCAAAAAGAAGCTGAGAGACAAGCTGAAAGACAAATTGAAGAAGAGATGGAGGAACAAACTCTTAAAGCAATACAAAAGAAAGTAGGTATAAAAGAATATAAAGCTAAAAAGAAAGATGAAGGTGTCTCACCTAGCGTAATTGGTCAAGTTGCTTTAATATTAGAAGGTGAGCATAAAGGTAAGAGTGGTAAGATTACAGTACACGATGCAAAGAAAGGATTAGTTGCGATAAGACTTGACGATGGCACAAGAATAGGCCCGATTAAAGAAAGTGAAGTTGCTCTTACTGAGATGCCAACTGCTCCTGTTAAACCTGTTACTTCTAAAGAAGAGCTTTCTAAACAGATGCTGTCAGATGTCAGAGACAAGTTATCTAAAGTTTATGAACTTTCTGGCGATTTAGCAAAAGGGGCAAAGCTTGGATTGAGTGAATTCTTTTCTATTCTGAATATTTGGAAAGAACACAGGAATAAGCAGGAAGCTTTAGGCGACAAACCTATGTCTTGGAGTGAATTTTGGGCTCAAGTATCGTATGTTAGTAAGGATATGGGTCTTGAAAAAGAGGCAGATACTATAATGAAAAACATCGCTGCTGGATTCGATGTTGACCTTGAAAAAACAACTGACGAAAGAGTAGAAGAAATTTTACTTAAAGAGAAAAAAGCTCTAACTAAACTTGAAAAAGTTAAAAAGAAAAAGCCTACTGTTAAACAAGAGTTAAAACAGAAAGTTAATAAAGTTTTAGATATTAAGAGTGAATATGATACTCTCGCAAAATCTATTGAGCTGCAGAAAGCTGCAGGTGAACTTTCCCCAGAAGATTCAAAGAAACTTGCTTCTTTAAAATCTAAACTAGCAACAGCTTATAATGATATTGAGATTAGAGAAGAATTAAGTAAGCGTGGTGTACTAAAAGCAATAGAAAGATTAATTATTACAGATGAGACACCTCAACAAAAGAAGTTCCATAAGATTGGTGATACTTATGAAAGAGGTGAAAAGAAAGCTACTAAAGCATTTATAGCTAAAGCCCTTGATGAAATCATGGGAGGTCATGCACCTGATATAGAGAAAACATTAAAAAGAGAAATAAAAGAAGACCCTAATGCTGTAGGTGCATATTCAGAGGGTATGGTTGAATTTATATTAGGTAGGTCTACTCAACATACAGCTTATCACGAACCTATCCATTGGTTTATGAACAGAATACTTAATGATGGTGATTATGAATCCGTTATAGACCATTTTGGTGATGAAGAATCTGCTACAAGTGCCGCTGCTGATTGGTACATGGGACAGAAAGATAGGACATTAACTGAAAAGATAAGAGATATATTTAGAAGATTTTGGATAAGTGTTCAGAAGTTTTTCAATAGACAAGTAACTAGTGAAGATACGATATTTGATATATTCAGTAGGATTGGTAGGGATTTTACAATACGCAACTTTAAAGACAGAATGGATGAGTATGATATAGGGGTTGATGTTGAGTTTGATGGAGTAGACCAACTAATGATACTTCCAGCAATGTCTGAAACATCATTTGATGAAATGTTAGAAAGGCTATATAAAATTCCTGTTTCAGAATATAATCCACGACAACAGACATTAATGAATGAAACTTTTATATTGCATAACCCTAGTAAAATTGGAAAGTATAGTGCTTTATCAACATCTCAAATACCAGCATCTGACCATAGCAGAATATCTCTTCCATATGAATATAGCTTTTCAAATAACCTTGCTCAAACTAAAACAGAAAAAATATCTTTAGGTTCTCCGTTTTCAACTAAGGGATTACCTAAATACGAAGCTGCAGTAGTGAAGAGTTTTTATAAAAATGCTATTGAAGCAGAATGGACTGAAGGCAAGAAATCTGTTGATAAACAAACATTGATTGCAGAGTATGAATCATATATAGAAAAAGAATTCCCTTTAAATGCTTATTCTGTCAGGCTTTCTTCTTCTTCGGGAGTAGCCCTTAATATAAACAAGCATGGAGTTGTTGCACCCACTCTTTTTAATTCATTAGTTCCAAATGCAACAACAAAGTATATAGCAAATGATTTCTTTTCATCTCGAATAATGCTGACAGACCAAGATTTTTATACGGGATTTGGTCACAAGTTCCAACTTGACCCATCATCATCTATGAAAAAAATGACTGCATTGGAAAAAACTGAATCAGAGATTGGTCAAAGCAATCTTGTTAATGGTTTAGGGTGGTATGTATATGTTGAGCCAAGAATAAAAAATATCAAACAGTTAGAAGGTCTTGCGTTAGTATATGAATTCCAACAAGATATTAATGACGTTATAGATAAAATGGACAATACTGGAGATGAAGATATAAAATATGGATTATTATCAGATTTTGTTCAACAAATAACTTCAGGTAGAGCTACCCCAGAAGAAGCTGCTAGAAATCAATTAACATATAAAGCAACATTATTTGCCCATGAACGTATGAAAATTGAAGCCAGTCATAGAGGTGACCAAGAAATAGTTAAGAACCTTGTTCTTTTTAAGTCAAAACCGGGTGGGGCGCATTTCGCTTACAGTGGGGCTTCTTATGGAGGATTTAAAGTTAAGAGCGACAAGAAGGCTCCTGTATATTATAGTCGAATAAGAAACGATATAAAAGACCGCATATCTGAGTTAGACAAAGAAATAAATAAAGGAATAAGAAGAGGCATTGTTAATAGATTGATGCAGAAGATTGAATACAATGAAACAGTTAATTGGAATAAATTACTTAAATCTGTAAGTAAAAAACCAGAAAAAGAGAAATTAACTCATATATCAAAATATGTAGAAAAAAGATTTACTTCTATATTACTAGCATTAACACCTCCTTCTCATGTTGAAGTTGTAACTTTTCGCCATAGAGGTTCTTATAGCTCTTCTTCATACCAAATAAATGCAGAAACAGGTAATGTAGAAGGAGTTAAATCTATTTCATCTATTTTAAATACGATAGGTGTAAGTAAGGAAGGTAAAAAATCTATTTTAAAGACTTTAAAGAGTCAGAAAAAATTTGACAATGTTGTAGAAACTCTTGAAAAATCAGTCCCACATCCCACCGGTCTTGGGGGTATAATGGAGGCTTATAATATTCTTGATTTAGAAGGAATAGACCTAATGTTAAGAGATGCTATGTATGGTTTCTTTATGGAATTGGGGAGTTCTTTTAGAGAGCATCTGATGGCAGCCTGGGCTCCGATTGAAATGAAAGATGAAAATCTTGCTTATTCAATTGAACCAGAAGTAAATAAAGAATTTGGGAAGATTATAAGTAAAAGAAAAAAGAACAAAATCAAAACAGAAGTAGGTAATAAAAAAAGAAATCAATTAAAAAAACGATTACAATACAAGATTACTAATGTTCTTCCTGACGACCCCATAGCTCTTGGACAAAGAATTCATAAAATTGCTAAAAGATATGTAGATACATACAATAGACAAGTAAAAGGGTTAATTAACAAACTAGAAAATAAAGTTGATACTTATGCTGAAAACTTAGAAAACTTAAAAAGTTTAAGCCCAGAAAATTTAGATAAAACTAAGAAATTAAGACATGAGCAAAATAGATTTAAAGAAATTTCAATACATCATTCTATTCTTATGGCTCATCAAAGGGGAAATAGAGTATGGGCATTAGCCGGTGCGGAAGCTCATTTAAAATTAGAAGGTTCAGGACAAGTAGATACTGCAAAATTGTATGTTAACGATTTTGAATTATATGACTCTAAGAGAGTAAAAACATATGAAGAATGGAAGATTAAGAGCTTAGGTCAAACACAACCTACACATATGGCTTTTGTTGATGCTTATTTTGGATTAGGGACAGGTAATCATCTAAAAAGTGATGAGCAAATAACAGAAGAATTAGAAAAGTTTAAAACTCATGCTTTGCCTTTTCAGGGAGGCCAAAGCATACCAAAGTTTCAAACTTCGCATGATATACGTGTCATGTTTATGAATGATAAATGGTATTCCCATAAGGGGTATTCTGATAAAAATAAAATTGAAATAACATATGGAGAAGCAAAGAAATATTATATAGATGCTCCAAAGCTAGGCCCAGTATGGACAACTGCTAGAAAAGTATTAAGGAAACTTGGATTAAAAGCAGAATATAAGAATTACTCAGCTCTTAAAGCTCCTGTTGCGATTGTAAGATTACCAGATAATGAGATAGAAATGGCACCAGTTAAGAGGTTCCATAGGATAGAAGAAGAACCAGAGTTTGAAAAGAAAGAGTCTAAGTCTCAAAAATTAGCAAGAGAGCTTGGTTTTGAAGACCAATCAACAGTTATAAAAGACACTATCACAGAAGATGCAGTTAACTTATCTAGAGCTGTACAAAAATTCAATATGCCTGAAAAAATAAAAGATTTGTTTAGTGTTTCATTTAATAAAGCAAAAGATAAGTATGGAATTGAAGTTGCTGATTATGTTCCCATAATGGGAAAAGCTTTAAAGGCAATCCCCGACAGAGAAAGCAGAGACATGGTGAAAAACTTATTATCAGAGTGGGCAGTTAGTGTTGACCCTGATGTTGGTATAAAGATGCGCAGTGATAATAAGTCTATTAAACTTATTGAATTAATGGGATTTACAGGCAGAAAGCAGAAAAGAATTAGGAGACAGATAGCCGACTTAGATGTAGTGGGGAATATAGAATCAGCTCTTAATGACCAAGATTCAGAAGATAGTCATGATTTAATTCGTGAAGGTCTCCAAATATCTGATACTACAGATATGGAAGAAATAGAAAATAATAATGAAATTGAAGTTTATAACTTTTCTGATAATAGATTTTTTAAGTTTTTAGAAGCTACTAAATCGAAAGGTTATTTATCTTTAGAAGACACTGCTGAATTAATGTCACAAGTTTCATTACTGGATTTTGAAGATTTTACTTCTTTTCTTTCAAAAGAACATGATTGGGAACTAAATACAACCGCAGATAATAATACAGTAAGAAATTTCTGGTTAAGTAATCAGCCAATTAATAGACAATCTGCGTATGACAAACCGGGATGGTGGTACGCAAATATGACATATGATGGCACGGTTATCTCAAATAGAGATGACAAAAGACTTGTTCCGAAAGTTGGTGGTCATCCTAAATATGGAAAAGATATTAGAAATAATAAAGACCTTTCAAGAACTGCTAATGTTTCATTCTTAGATTGGGATAATAAATCATATAATTGGAGTACTGGAGGAGACCTTAAATATTCAAGATTATATCTTAAAGACATGGTTGATGTACATAAAGGCGAAGATAAAGGTGGATTTTATTCTACTCAATCTTATGTCACTTTAAATGGTGCTTTAATAAGGAATTTAGATACAAAGCTATCTCAATATGCAAATGATACAATTGGTGATGGATTGGTCAGAACAATAGTCGCTGTTAAAGCAAGTGGTAATCAGCCTTCGTTTATTATAGCAAGAGCCAGTAAAGATATAATGGAAATAGCTTCTGAGGTTGATTCTATTATAGAATATTTTGACTATGAAGTTGGTGTGGGCAATATGACAGAAAGCAATAAAAAGGAATTTCTTATTTCCATGGCTCACGAAACAAAGAAATCTCCATTAAATAAACATGTTGAGGCTCAGCACATATTACAACATGAAGTAATGAAAAGGGCAAGAGGTAGGGATTATATAATAAGGACACCTAGTGCGTCTCATCATAGTAGAAGATTAGGTATAGACGATGGAAATGGTGATGTAGCTTTAGGCTCTGGTGACTATACTATCAAGATAATTGACCAATCTAAAACATTTGTTTCTAGGGGAATACCGGGAGCTACTGGTTCATCTAAGAAAATACCTATGGTAGATTATATTGCAGGTCTTCCAGATAAATATCACGGTGATGGCGCATTATGGGTAGAATCGGAGTATCTCGATAGAACCGCCTATTATGTAGGAAGAGTCCCAACGTCTCCTTCTTCTTCAAAATTAAGAGAAATTAAAACAAGAATAAGATTTATCAGCAAAGATGATGAGTTTGGCAATAAGCATTATAGGCAACAAGAAAGAGAACAAGGTCTTGGTGGTTCAGAAATAATAGAAGGGACTCATTACTTAGCTTTAAAACATAATGAATTTGTTGTAGAAGAAGATATTTATATAACAGATGAAGCCGATAATATCATAGCATACACAGCTAATGTCGATGGCAGTATACAAATATATGATGGTGAAGATAATAGAATTACAATGTTTGGGACTTTAGATGAAGCTAAAGAACCAGATGGAGGTAGTGGTGTATTCAAACTTGACGGTAGAATCTCTACTGATATTCTTACATTACCTGAAGAATCAAGACGTATAGTTAAAGTGCCCAAACAACAAGGTCATAATAGTGCAGCTTTCCCATGGATGTGGATGTCTCATTTATATGATTCTGCTTTTGATGGATTAAGAGATGCTTTATTAACAAGAATGTTAAATGTTGCTAGAGGCAACATGAACGCTTTATTCTCTGCGAGAAGTGAATCTCAAGTTATGAGAGCTCTTATGGGTCAATTCAAATCTGATGGATTAACTATTATGGATGAAGTTGACAGATTAATAGAACCTACACCGGGTCAAATGATTCAAGATGGATTTATGTTCCCACATATAATCACTGGTATAATAGAACCTGTAAAGAATAGGATTATAAAAGAAAATTCTTATGGTGGTAGAAGGAGAGGGTTTGGGACATTTCCTGTAATTAAAGCAGACTTAACAAGGACTATTGTTAAGAATAAAGACGGTGTTGTGGTAAGTGCTGATGATGTTACAATGCTGAGATTCTTAAAAGACTTTCTCAATGTAGAAGGATTTGGAAATGAACTTGTAAACAATATAAATGAGGCTTTAAGAACTAGAAGAGAATATCTTATGGCTGGTAGATGGCCAGCATATACAATAGGTTCTATGTTCCTTGCAAGAATTGAGAAGGTTATGCCTAAAGGTCAGGGAGCAGTTGTATGGTTTCATCCAGAATCAGCTACTGGGAAGTTGCAGGCTGATTATGATGGGGATAATGGATTTTTATTAGCTCCTTACTTTGGTGAAAAGTATACAGATAGAACAATAATAAACAAATTTAATGACAAAAATATAAAGAGTTCTCTAGAAAATCTTGAGAGTTTTGTAAGATTAGAATACTTTAAAAAGTCTGGTGTAGAATATAAAATGACATCAAAGAAAGATATGTATATTGTTACTGGCAAACTTGGAAGAGGTATGAACGCACAGGGAATGTTAATGAACGCTGTGACATTTTTGGAAGATATGTATTATAAAGGCTTGAAAATGGAAATTGGAGGACAGAGTATAGTTGTAAGAAATCCAAATGAACAAAGCATAGTAATGTCATATGCCCCATTAAATGATAATGTCACTCAAGAAATGTTAGATGATGCTAAAATGGGAACATTGATAAATAAAGATGGCTCAGAATGGGAATCTGGTGATAAATACCTAAGAACAACTCCATTAAAACAATTACATATACTGCTCCAATCGGCTGTTGATAATTCAAAAGAGTATTTATTAGCTGACTGGTCTTTTGGGGGGTGGAAATGGATTGCTCCTCGTATATTTATACAAGAAAATGGTTCACCTATTGGTTCCAAGCAGTCTGGTTCTATTGCATCTTTAGTAAGGAAAGAATTAATGCATAATGTATCTAGGCGTGGTGTTGATATGTCTGATAATAAACGTCAAGATATTGATGGAATGTTTAAAACAAGTAAAGAAATGTATGAATTAAATTCTGTGAGTGGTGTACAGAGAGGTCAAAGAATAAAAGAAAAAGCAAATATAAGAAGAGTTAGATATGGTAAGGATAGTAGATTAGCAAAAAGAACTGCTGAAGTTGAAAAGATTGTATTTAATAATAAGTTATTACCATTAGAACGATTAATTGCAATACCGCATGAGTCTTTACTTCAGTATGAGGAAAGTAATCCAGATGATAAAGTTCATGGGAACCCATTTGGTTATCATCCCAATAGGATACAAAGAGCAATCATGCATACTCAACAAGATATGTACACATTACAAAGAGAGACTCAAAGATGGTATCCAGAAACAAAGGCATTTGAAAAAGATAAAGAAATTGGAAGAAGGCTTGTCAATGAAATGACTCGTGAATTCTATAATATCGCTATGCAACAGAGAATGTATAAAGACTCTACTAAGAGTAGAATCACATCTGCTGGTTATCCATATCAAGAAAAGATAACAGAGTTTATTGAAAAGTGGTTGACAAAAGGCGACTCTAAGAAAGGATTACCATCTTGGAATCAACTATCAGATGAGCAACAAGCTTATGCCACTCTTAGGTTTCTAAGGGGAGCTTTAACATTTTCATCAAAGACTCATAAGAAAGTTGGTGAAAAAGAAAAAAGACTACACAATCAAATAATAAATTTAAAAGCTAAAGCAGCTGAAGAAATTGATTTAGGAATAGTTGAAGAGATTGAGAATAAAATAGAGAAAATTGAAAAGCAATTAAGTAATATTTATACTCCTTCAACCTATCAAAGTGTATCTAGACCTCGTGATATTGAAAAGATGTTACCAATGCCTTTAATGCACCCAGATGTTTGGACTGCATATGCTAATTTATTTGGCCCTAATTTAAGAAGAGCTTCCAGTGAGAAAATTAGTCTTAAATCTGATGCAAGATATGAAGATAGGAAGAGAAGAGTTGTTGAAGAAATATTAAAGGAATGTGGATAATGAGTTATTGTGATGATAAAAAGTTAGCTTTAAGAATATCTGAAGAAGCAAGACAAGAGTTAGAAACAAACCTTAAAATTGGGATTGAAGGAATTATTGAATCTCCACACAACAATACAAAAAAATTAAAAAAACTATATAAAGAAGCAACAAAAAAAGGTGAAAAGAAGAGTTTATTAGAAGATATAAGAATTGAGAAAGAAAGATTTGAGGTTCATGTAGAATTATTTAATCACCTAAGAGACACGAGTCTTGAGTATTTATATGAGACAAATGCTTTTATTATACCAAATGATTATGTAAACAATAGAATTGATTGGATACAAGGAGTATTCCAAGAAGCATATGCGATGTCTTCGTTTGCAAATAGGGACAAGGGGATTACTAAGTCTGGATTAAATAATTCTGCACAATGGGATGCTGGTAAAATACGATGGATACTTAGAAAAATTAAAGGATGGGAAGCTAGAGCTAAGTCGAATAAAGAATTAACTCCTTATGAAAATACAATGAAGATGCCTTTACTTGTAGCAGCTTCTATTGACCAAACTGGACAAGTTAGTAAGTTAGTAAAAATGACCACAGGCCTTCTTGATTCTTATTTACAAATAGGATACCCGTGGAAAGTAAGTATAATTGACCCTATTACTAAACAAAGGAACCCTATTTCACTTGAGTCTATTGATAGAAAAATAAGTGGTATAGGGGCAAGGGGTGATGTTCCCGGTTTGACTAATTATCAAAAGTCTATTGCGGCTTCAGACCTTTCAGAAGATTTAGCACATAGTGAAGTAAGAAGTATTATCCCAAGAGATATTCCAACAAATCCAAAAAACTTTGTTAAATGGAGAAATTCTTGGGCTGGGAAACAATTCTTTGATATGATAAAGTTTGAATCAGAAAGACATGAAATAGGTGATGTAGACTCAAGATATGTGATGATACCTTTGCATAGTAATGAAAAAGGTGCATCTCTTTTAAGGAAACATAGAAAAGCACAGTTAAAAGACAATCAAATAGATACAGACCCCGGTGAAAACGAAAATGCATTTCTTGTCTATAGGATTCCAAATGATATATCTGGTTTCTTTTCTGATATAAAAAGCAACAAATTAATTACTGAAGAATCACTGCAAAAACATCTTCAACCAACTGAATTAGAAGAAGGTTTTTTTACTGGTCAGGAACATAGGGTATATAAACATGAGAAAATACCCGGTACAATGAACCCTAAGCGTAAATATGCAAACTGGTCAAGGGGTGTTCAGTTTCAAAACAATGTATATGAACCACCAGATTCTTGGATGCCTGAAATGTGGGATGCTATTAATATGCAACGTGAATGGAATGAACTATTCTATCATAAAATATTAAAAAAAGACCACATGGCAGTAATGGAAGAATTGCATAGCTATATTAATCAAGTTAAACCAGAATTGCTCAATATGGGTTGGGATATAAATGACATACAAGAAATCATAAATAAGATAAGCGATATTGGTGGTATTGATTTTAATGTAACTATAGATAAACAAGGCAACTTTGTATCGTCTAATTCTTTTGTAAGAAAAGCTTCAAAATGGAGCTATGGCCCTGTAAAGTTTGAGAGAACTGTTTATTTACAAATGTCTGAAGAAGCTCTTAATGTAGTCCAAAAATCTTATTTACCTGAAATTGAAGCTCAATTAGCAACTGATTATAGTATATTAAACAGTCCCGAATCAAATTTATCTGAGAGAACAGAATCTTTAGAAAGAATATCTGAATATGAAGATAGAAAAAAATACTATGAAGAATTTGTAGTAAACCAAGAAAAAAGAATGTATGGAGACACAGATACAGACGTAGATAGAAGAAATATGGTTATGGTTAATAAAATATTAGCTACTAAGGGAAGAACTTTATTTACAGACCATAAACGAAGAAGAAAAGATAGAAATGTTTATTCAGAAGGTGTCGACCAAGCAAACAGAGCTAACGAATTAACAAGGTTAAAGATACAATTATTGAAAACTGTTCTTGCATTTAAAAAGAACCCTTCTTTAGTAAATTATTTAGTAGACCAAGTAAAAGCGGCCTCTGGTGATGCTGATATAGAAGCTGGGTTTATGAATTTAAATTATAGTGACCAAAATATAGCAGAAAACTTTGGTGAAAATGTAACAGCTGAAACAATTAGAGACAGAGGAATATTTTATAGGTCAATAAAAACTGCTTTTAATTTAGGAGCTGGTACATCATTAACTAATAATTTTCAAAGAAAAAATGGTATTATTAATTATGGATTTAAGTCTGTTCTTGAATCTATGAGAGTTATGAACCCTGTTACTGGTCAGGGTGGGACTAGAGAGCATACATATGAAGACTTGATACAGCAAGTTGAAGAGACTGGAGTACTTAACCCCGGCAATGCTTTTATTGATATGCTTACATTGGGTATGGATTTAGGACAAGGTAATAGCAGTGATTGGAAAGAGGCTTTATTACCATTAGTCGATTTAGGAAGATTAATGAAGGCTACTAGCTTAGATAAATGGTTAAATCAAAGCAAATCTTGGGATAAACTTATATTATCAGCGCAAACTCGTGGAGATGTTGCGGGAAAAATAGACCTCGAAGAATTGAGAAGAGTGAAAGAAGATTTATACGATATAGTTCATGGTGATTATAAAAACACAACTAAAGATAGAAAATATCTTGAGAAAAAATTACAAGATTTAAGAATGGGCATAAATCAATCAATGATAAATAGGCTTGTTAAATGGAAATTAGAATGGTTTCCATCTGGCATTGCTAAATCGGTTCTAACTATGGCTGGCAGTGAAAGACAGATGAGGTCTGAGTTTGCTTTCATTGGTTTTAATATATCAAGAGAGCAAGGTAGGGTTGTTGTTCCAGAGTCGGGAGAATGGAAATATACTGATTCAAAAGATGCGGTTGACATGGCAAGGCTTTCTGTATATATGAATTTATTTGGATTAACTAAAGTAATGTCTGCTAAAATGTTTAGAGGAGCTGTTGGTGGAATATCATGGCAATTTAGACAATATGATTACCATCAAACAATAGATGAAATGGAATGGCTAAGGTCTGCTGCTATGTCTCCAGAATGGGTTAGTAATAGAGCTGCGGGTTATGGAGCTTTGCCATTTAGAATTACATTTCAAATAATGAAAAAAGCCATAAGAGGTGGTATGCACTCTGCCAGACTAGCTGGTGTATCTAAAGACCAAGTAAAATATTGGCAAAAATTAATAAATCTTAATCCAGAACATGATGATAAAAATCTTGACAGAGCTACTAATTTCTTTTTAATTAGCGGCATACCAACTATAATATTAAAATATATGTATGTTACTCTCCCGTGGTATCACGTGTTTAGAAATATCCAGAATTTTTCAAGAAGGTTTTTAAGTGATGATGTTAATATGAGAGCAGCTAGAGGTCTAGAAAGTATGGTTGTTGATAAAATGCTTACAATAGGAATGTTATTGGCCTACGCTCTTGGCCAACTAGACCCAGATGATGAAGAAGGTGCCGTAGAAGATGCATTGAGAGAGGGGCCTGTTTCAATAGAAGTTATTGCATTATATCTTTGGATTATAGATTTTAGTGAAAATTTCCTTAGAGGATTAAGACCTTATCTTCCAACTCCATTTAAGCAAATTTCTCAAGATAAATCAGTTCGTGAATTTGCAGAAGATATACTTGATTAACAAAAAAAAGGCAGGTGACAGCTGTACCAGAACTGACACCCACCTTTCCGTTAACCATGGAGTAGGGTTAATTTAGTAATTTACTTAGTTTATGTATTTCGTCATTTAGTTTCTTTAATAATTCCGAT